CGCCGATTTCGATTTCTGCTCTGTAGGCCACGGCGTTGGCGTGTGGACTGGTACTTCAGTTTACGCGACAAAAAGGCCGCCGGGGTTAGCGGCGGCGTTTGGCCTTCTCCAGCTCTTTTTGCTGGTCCTCGTTGAGGATCTGGAAGTAGGCGCTCCAGCCGATCAGTTCTTCGGCGGTCATGGTGGCCCGGACTGCGCTGAGGGACATGCCTAGCTCTTTGGCGACTCCGAACTGGAGCATGAGCCAGTTGTCCTTGCGGAGTTCGGTACTTAGTTCTTTGGGTCGATGGGCTCGGCGTCGTCGGTGATGATGGCCAGCATCAGAGCCTGGAGGTCCTTGTCCTTGACCTCGTTTTTGAGGACGTCGATTTCGCCCGGGCTGAAGAGCTTGGTGCCCGAGTCATCGAGGGCCTTGGTGATCAGGAGTTGGAGGGCGAAGGCATTGGCGTCGTCGGACTTGGCCTGCTTTTGGGCGCGTTCGCGCTCGGCCATGGTCAGTGGGGTGACCCACATCTCGAAGGTGCTGCCGTCGCTGAGTTCGACGGACTTTTTGACGGGCTCCAGGTTGGCGGCCTTGCGAAGGCGGTCGATTGCGCGGACTGGAACAGGCATAAAAGCGACTGTTGGATGTTTTTACTGTAGCGCAATAGACATGAAAAAGCCCCGGTTTCCCGGGGCCGTTGAGTGTTCCAGGTGTTGTATCAGGACTGGGCGAAGTCGAAGGTGGGGGTGCCGGCGGGGCGGAAGTTGACGGTCACCGATTGGGCGTCGTCGGGGTTGATGTTGAGACTGGCCGAGGTCAGCACGGCGTCGAAGGAGATCGAGCGGCTGAGGGTCTCGCTCAAGCTGCCGCCGCTGAAGACGCGGTCGGTGTAGAGCTTGAAGGCGGCGCCGGTTTGTTGGCGCTGCAGCACGTCCTGGATCATGCGGTTGGACAGGGCGGCGTCTTCGTTGGTCATGTAGACCGTGGCGGTGCCGGTGCCGTCGCCGAAGCCGCTGATGTAGCTGCGGAAGGGGACGTATTGACCGGGGGTTTGGCCGATCGTGGTGACGTCTATTTCCTGGCGGCTGATTTCGAAGCTCCAGTCGCGGACTTGGCCGACGACGGCGAAGGCGGCGTACTCGACCTGGAACTCGTTGGGGGCCACGGCCGTGCCATCGTCGGTGATGTCGACGGTGGCGCCGCCAGCAGTTGCGGAGACCTGCAGAGCACCGGTGGAGGCGGTGTACGAGATGACGTAGTAGGTGGTGGCAGCGCTGAGGCCGGCGGGGAGGGTGCCGCTACCGGAGCCCCCGGTCTGGCTGTTGATCACGCTGAAGACAACGGGGTCGCCAACCTTGAAGTTCAGGAAAGTCTGAACTGTGATGGTGTCGGTGGCGGTGGTTACGTTGGATTCACCGAACGATCCGGTGGTTCCAGCGGGCTTGTAGTAGAGGGCGCCGGACGTGCCGGACAGGACGGTGGTGGCCATGGGGCGTACCGGTAAATGTCGTGGTGGGGGCGGGCACTGCCCGGCTTAGTACAGATTAGCGTCTTCTGTACTGTGTTTCTAGGAAAGAACCGTGGCGACGTAGCTGGTGTCTATTCTTCCCATGAAAAGTGGCGAGTCTTCAGTGGCGGAAAATGTAGGGCCGTTTATCTCACCGACGCGGAAGTAGACGCCTGTTGAAGGCTTTGCGGTGTTGTTGATTGTTTCGAGGGCGTTTACTGCAGTGGTGATAAGCGTTTGATTGCGGGCGGGACCTTTGCCTTTTTCGGTGAAAATGCGGATGACAACAGCGCCACGGGCGTTGTCCATGCTGCCCACGAGCATGGGTTCGTTGGTTAGTCCGAAGGTGACGTTGACCTTGACGTGTTCGGTTGTGGTGTTGGCGGGGGCGGCTGTGATGTTGTCAAAGTAGACAGGGACTGGGGGCACCAGTGCGTTGAACGCGGTTAGGAGTGGGTTTTCGACCGCGGCGCGGATGGCTTGGTAGTTCATGTGAAGCGGTTGTTAAGGGCGGAGTCCATCTCAAGTTTTACGGCGCGGTCGATTTGGGAACTGGCGAAGGTGGCAAACCAGTCGAGGGGGGCGGTGCGACTGGAGTTGCTGTCGCCAGATCCGCCGCCCCCGATGGCGCCACGGTAAGAAACTTGGGCGCGGGGGCCGCTCAGTTCGTGCTTTCGGCGGCCGATGGCTGTGGTGGGGATTGGGGTGAGACGACGGGCATAGTATTGACGATCATGTTGGACGGCGTCGATCGCCTCCAGGGCATGAGGTGCAAAGTTCGAGATTGTGAAGACTACGCTGTTTTTGGTCAGGAAACTTTTCGTTACCTGAAGGCCGGTCAAGACCGGAGTGGTTACGGGTACGGGTTCGCCGGACTGGCCGGTGCCTTTTTTGAGGATGGTCGGGGTTTGGATTTGCCAGGAGTTGGAGAATTGGCCGCTCCAGTTTGGGCCGGCCTGCTGGAGTTCACGGACGAGTCGTTCAGCGACACGCTTTGGACCGTTGTAGACCGTGGTGGCGGCTACGCGATCCAGCTCTTGCAGGATGTTGAGGCCGCCTTTCCAAAAACCTTTGCGTGCCATTACTGGGGCCTCGCAATGATGGTGTGGAGGATGGGGGAGTCGCCGCGGTAGCTGGTGATGTTGACGATTTTGGCCTCGCGGGTGACGCCGGCTTGGGTGTACTGGATGCGGTCGGCTTCGGTGGGGTAGTACGTGCCAAGTTCGCTGGCGCTCATGATGATTTTGATGTCGGTGGACTGGTAGAGGCCCTCGGATTCGCGGGAGCTGATGGGGGAGATCAGGCCTTTGGCGGTTACGTTGGTGTCGGCTCCAGTGATGTTGCCCGTGGTGGGGTCGTAGGTGCGGGGGGTGGCGGTTTTGATGAACGTGATGGATTGGCCCCAGTCCGCGATGAGGGATGGGGGGATGGAGGCGAAGGTGTCGTCGATCAGGCCCATATCAGCCTCGGAATAGACGGACGGCGTAGTTGGCGGCCCCGCCCATGCAGTAGGGGCCGAGATAGGACTGGAGCCAGGGGTAGACGTCGAAGACGTTGTTGATGACGCCGCTGGTTTGTGAAGTTTTGTTGTATTTGACGCGGAGGTCGCCGAGTTCGACTTCGTCGTAGATGCCTGTGGTGCCGGTGGTGCCGGTGATGGCGTCGGTGTCGTTGGCGAGGGCCCGGGCCAGCTCGTAGGTGGCGGTTTTAATCGGGTCCGGGATCAGGGTGCAGGCGAGGTCGATGCCGTCGACCGTGTAGTCCTCGCGGGGCCATTTCAGGGCTTGCGTGGTGGTGCAGCGGTCGCCGTAGAAGCTCAGGCCGTCGATCCAGCGGGTGGCGGAGATTAGGGAGCGGTTCTTCTGGTCGTCAGTCTTGTTGGTCCAGGTGGAGGAGTCGGGGACCGTCTCGAAGTAGGCGTTGGCAGCCGCGAGCGTCACGTACGAGTTGGCGTTGGCGCCAGACAAGGTTGCGTCGATGGCGGCAGGCACGGTCAGTACAGTCTTTGTCTGAGTCTAGCCTCGGTTGTGAGTTTTCTTTGTTTCTTGGGTTGACTCAAGATGGAGGCGTGGTAAATGGTTGCTCCAGTCATTTCGAGGTCGGCGACGCGCTCTAAGTGGGCTCCGTGGGGGACGTCTTCGTGCCAGAGGCGGTTATCCTGTGATATGTAAAGGCGAACTGTTGCCATGCCCGCTCGTAAAACTGCCGAGGCCAGCCTAGAGGCCAAGACGGATAAGGTCTCGTCGTTCCTACCTGGGAATGAGATTCGGACTCTGGATGTTGTAGTGCCAGAGGCCCGGAGACTGCACGAGGAAGATGGCCTGACGGTGCCGGAGATTTCGGCAAAGTTGCAGGTCAGTTATGACGTGCTGAACCAGGTGTTTTTGCAGTCGTACAAGATGGCGATCAACACCGTGGAATTGTTCGAGAGGCAGGAAAAAAAGAGGATTGAAGGGGAATGAGCACAAAGAAAAGGCCCCCGAGTTGGGGGCCTTTTTGATGTCTACACCTGGGATCAGGCGTAGGCGCTGGTGTCGAAGGGGGTGTTGACCAGCAGACGGGCCACAGGCACCATCTTGGTGGTAGCAAACACCAGGTTCCAGCTTTCGGTGGCGGCGAGGTTGCCGCTGTTGCTGGTGTTGTTCGGGTTGTCGCCAGCGGCGGCCCACTTGGTGCCGGTGATGTGGTAACCGTAGTGGTAGTCAACGGCCAGAACGTCCTGCATGGACAGGATGTTGCGGTCGGCGGCGAGGCGCAGGTCCTGTTGAATACCCTCGGAAACCACGCCGGACTTGAAGAGGTACACGGGGTACTTCTTGGCGTGGGTGGCAGTGCCGCCGGTGAGGGCGGTCAGTTGATCGTCGATGACGACGCGCAGACCCGCGAAGGTGGCAACTTCGGTTTGGGTCACGCCCACACCGCCGCCGCCCCAAGTGATGGAACCACCGGTGGACAAGGCCGAGGTGCTGAAGGTCAGCATCCCGACTTGCTGCAGGTAGTAGGCCACGTTGGAGTGCATGGCGATGGCGTCAAGTTCGTCGCCGCGCTCGCCGAGGACTGCCTTGGTGGCAACCACGTTGGCAACGTTCAGGAAGTTGGCCTCGGTCATGGAACCGGGGACACCAGCGAACGACTTGTTCACCTGGTTGGGGCCGAGGACGCCGTTGCCAGCGATGGGACCGAACAGACCCAGCAGTTGGGCTGCCAAGGTGGCGGTCTTCAGCTTGTTGATGGCGGCGGTCAGCTGGTTGCGGACGTGGGCCAGGGGGTCGGCGCCCGAGCCGAGCTTGCTGAGATCATCTGCGGCGTAGGCAAAGCCACGGTGCAGGATGGTCATGATTTGCTCGTCGGCGGTCACGTTCTGGGGAACGAGGTAGCCGGCGCTGGTGCCGCCCCAGCCGTTGGAGCTGAGGATTTGGGTCTCGGTGGGGGCGATGGGGTCGAAGAAGGGCACGCGGACCCGGGTGCCGCCGCTGCGGGCGTCCAGGGCAGCGTTGCGCTGCACGATGCCGCTTTGGATCCACTTCGATTGCTCGAAGATGCCCTCGGCGGTGTACTGAAGGAATTCGGGGCGGGCAACCAGGTTCGAGAGGAACGTTCCCCCGTAGTTGCCGGTAAAGGAAGACATGGTTTAGCTCCAGTGGAGTCGGGTTGGGGAGGGTGCCCCACAGGGGCTAGTTGATGCCTGCCTCGGCTTTGAGCAGCCTGGCTTTATCGGGGTCGCTGGCGAGCATCATCATTTGCTGAGTGATGTTCCAGGACTCCTTGGACCAGGGGTTGGATTGGCCGGGGAGGGCGGTGGAGCGGGCACTGCCTGCTACACCCATGCCGGCGCGGTTCGTGGCGGCAAAATGATGCTCGTAACCGCTGCCCGGGTTTTTCAAGTTGGCGATATATTCGCCAACCGGAACTTCGACGCCGCCGACGACAGCCACGGGCTGCCCTTCTTTGGCACGCAGGTTCTCCTGCAATAAACGATACAGCTGATCGGGCGCCAGCGCACCAGCCTGGGAGAGTTGGGCGATGGCGGCAGATTTGACCTGTTCTTGTGTGAATCCTTGGCGGATTTGGTCGACTTCGGATTCTTTTGCGGCGAGTTGTTGTTTGAGGTCGGCGACAGTTTGTTGGGCTTCTTCCCAGAGTGTTTTGAACTCGCCGGATTCTGCGAGTTTGGCGGTTTTGGCGGTTTCTTGGGCGGTGCGGAGTTCGTCGATCTGGGCCTGGAGGGTTTCGCGGTTTTCGCGGTCCTTGCGGCGCTCGGCGATAAGCTCCTGGTTTTTGGCTCGAAGGGCCTCAACTTGGGAGCTGAGGTCCGGGTTTTCAGCCACGGGCTGAGGGGCAACAGGCTCCACGGGAGTCGCTGGTGCTGTTGGGTCTTCGGGCACGGTTGTGTACTACTTGGACGGCTGTAGTTTAGCAGTTAAGAACTGAGTTCCTCGACGCGGTCTTCCATGTCCTCGTCGCCGCTGTTCTCGGCGGTTTCGGGTAGTGCCAGGGCGTTGGTGGTGCTGGCTTCGAGTTCGTCTTCGATGTTGATGTTGTCGGGGAGGACTTCGCCGCGGCGGAGGATTTCCAGCAGCATGGCGTCGCTGATTTTGCCGGAGGCGTTGAGTTGGCTAAGGACGGCGACGTCTTGGCCGATCAGGCGGTAGTAGTCGAAGTCGCGGTCGATGGTGATTTCGGGAGGTTCCATGCCGACGTATTCGGCGGCGAAGGCGAAGGCTTGGTTGAGGGCGCTCTCCAGTTCTTGGCTGATGATCGAGAGGACGCTGTTGGACTGGGCTTGGTCGATGCGCTTGGCCTCGGCGGACTCGGCGACGAATTTTTGGCCGAAGAGTTTGGTGACGCCCAACGTGGACATTTGTGATGCCAAGGATTCCAGCTCGGCCATTTGGGCGTCGAAGCTGGTGGCGTCGGCTTGGACGTAGTACGCCTTGTTGCCGGGTTGCATGGCGATGGCGTAGTTGACGCCCATGGTTGCGCTGCCGGTGGTGTCGTCCCAGCCCTCTAGGACGAGGGTGGGCATGGCGGCGATGTGGAGGGCGTGGATGAGGTCGGCCTGGCGTTGGTAGTGGGTGATGTTGAGGTTGGCGATGTCCAGCAGCGGGGGCTGGGAGATGAGTAGGCCGCGGCGGTTGCTGTAGATGGGGACCAGGGGGATTTCGGTGAGGCTGTAGCCGCCGCTGGAGGTGAATTCGACGACGTCTTGGCCGAGGGTGTAGAGGTCGTAGCGGCCTGGGTAGATGACGCGCATTTCCTCGACTTGTTCTTCGCCGAAGTCGTTGAGGGGGCGGACGTCGTAGTCGTGGATGCGGACCTGGAGGAGGCGGTTGGTGACGGGTTCTTTGCGCCAGCCCCAGATTTGGGGGGCATCGACGTGGACGAAGTAGGGGCGGCGGCCCAGGGCGCGTTCTTCGGCCAGGTTGAGGACTGCGGCGGCGGCCGGGTAGTCGACGAGGATGGCGCTGTGGCCGTAGGTGAGGCTGCTGACTAGGGCGCGGCGGGCGTATTCGTTGATGTTCGAGCCGAGGCCGTCGATGTTTTGGGCGAGGTCCAGCCAGTATTGGTCGCCTTCGATGTGGATGGGTTTGCGGAGGATGGCGCCAGCTGCGGTTTCGATGAGGCGGCTGGTGTAGGGGCTGAGGACGCTGCGATCGACGCGGGTTTGGTAGGCGTCCTCGTCTTCGCGGGGTTCTTGGGGGAGGTAGGTTTCGCTGAGGTCGCGTAGGTAGTTGGTGCCGCGGGTGACGGCGGCCATGACGGCCCAGTCCGGCATCATGGCGATGACGTCGAGGCTGCGGACAAATGGGGATTCGCTGACTACAGCGCCAGTGGGCGGGATGTTGGCGCTGTAGACCACGGCTGGACTCCTACTTTGTACCTATTTTGGCACTAGCTGTCGAGAGGTGATCCGTGCGCGAGTGGGATACGCCTGTGCGGGGCCCGTGGAACGCGCTGATTAAACAGTGCCTGGATGCGATTGATAGGCACGAGGAGTTATATCGCTCCAGTGGGAGTGGATGGCACGCGGCGAAGGCGCAGGATTTGCGGTGGTATGTGGCGGAGTTAAAAGATTGGATTCACGCGCAGGAGCGTGTCACCACTTCGTCTTGTCCGCCCAGTACGCCGGGGACATCTTGCCACGGGCAATGTTACTGGCGTGCCTTGCTTTGAATGATGCCCGTCTGGCCTGGTCTGCTGCTGATTCTCCTTTTCGTGGTGGTGAGCCAGATACGCCCTGTTGGCCGAAGCGGATGAGTTTGATCGTGCTGCCCTCTTTGGCGAGAACGGCGTGGGATTTGGTTGGGTGGTTGGGGGTGCGCTTGGGTTTGTTGTAGCCCTCGAAGCGTTCGCCGCGATACTCAATCGTCATCTTCGGGTTCCTCGTCGTCGGGGTCGGGCAGGGGTACCAGGATTTCGATGCCGTGGGCAAGCATCGTGACGAAGCCGCCAAGAGTTTCGGGGAGGGAGGGGGTTTTGAAGACGAAGGTGGCGTGGGTGAGGCCCTCTTCTGCGTCGATGTCGATCTGGACGCAACCGCCGTTAATTGTTTGGATGGCCATTAGCGGCTGATTTCCTCCCAGTCCATGGATGCATGTACGTTAGACGTTGCCGTACCCGCCGTGACAACGAGGCTTAATTCGTAGGGGGTTGTTGCGAGGCCGTTGCGTTCCAGTTGGAATTTGAAAAGTGCTTCTTTGAGGATGTCCACTGAGGATGTGCTCTGATTGGTGGAGCTGAAATAGCCCTGGGCAAGGATGCGACCGCCGGTTGTTGCTGTTCCAGTCAGGTTGTATTCGACGCTGGATTCTGTTCCGGCGCTTGTCCAAGTGCCTCCGGTGGTTGTGGCAGAGGCAACTACACGCCAGTTGTAGTTTGCGTTGGCTGTGGCGCCAAGGATGGATAGGGCGGTAAGGATTACAATCGCATCTAGTGCGGTTGATTTAAGGCGTAAAGAGATGATTGGGTAGTATGTGCCGGCTGTGGTGAGGGCGTAAGGGGCCGTTATTGTTGTGCCGATGGCTTGTTGGAGGCCGCGGAGTTCGTAGCCGCCTTCAGAAAGTACGGTTGAGCAGACTTGTTTGAGGGTGCTTGTGCTGGCGGTGGCGGCGGTGTTGGTTATTTCGTAGCGGAGAGGAAGGGAGGCGGTGGTGATGTAGGTGGAGGTGATGATGTTGGCGTGGTGGAAGGAGTGGCAGTGGATGAATTTGCCGTTGATGACGAAGCCCATGCGGACTGTGCCGAGTCCCAGCCACTCGATATCCATCCAGAGGATTTGGGATTTGGTTGGGTCGAGGGTGAGATTGGAGGGGCCGGTGCCGTTGAGGGGGTCGATGTTCCAGTTGGATTGGGCGACGCGGGTTTCGGCGAGGGTGCCGGTGGAGGAGCTGCGTTCGACGAAGGAGAGGGTGGTGTTGTCCAGCTCCAGGTACATGCCGTTGGCGGCGCCGTAGTAGCCGATCCGCTGGCGGAGGTTGGTTTTGGCGGGGTTGAGGGTAAAAGTGGACATCACCAGCAGGGATTTACCGGGCTGGTAGGAGAAGCATTTTGTGGTCTCGCGGATGACCTCGGAGCCGGAACTGGTGGTTACGGAGAGGTTGACGAGGCCGGCGTTGGCGTCGAAGGTTGCGGTGCCGCCGGTTGCGGTGGAGGTGCTCCAGAGGCCGTTGTCGTGGTAGCGGTGGCTGGAGTCAAAGAGGGTGAGCGGGCTTGACGTGCGAATGCGGCCGAAGGCGTCGGTGGCTCCAGCAGCATTGGAGCCGCCCGCAGTGCCGTAGGGGGTGTAGTACGGGTTGTTGACGGAGATCGTGTTGAGTAGCTGCATGGCGGCCTCTGTGTAGGGAAAATGAGGCTATTTCTTGGGTTTTTTGGCGGTTTTGGCGGAGGCTTTGAAGGAGGCGGCGGTGGGGGCGCCTTTGGAGCCGGGTTTGCGCATTTTTTCGCCGCTTCCGGCAGCGATGCGCTTGCGCTTAGCGTTGATGTTGGCGTAGAGACCGGGTTTAGCCATTATTTTTTACCTTTTTTGGTGGATTTTTTCTTGGGCATGGACATGCCAGCCTCGGAGAGGGCGATGGCGATGGCCTGTTTGCGGGATTTCACCACGGGGCCTTTCTTGCTGCCCGAGTGGAGTTCGCCTTTGCCGTACTCGCGCATGACTTTGGAGACTTTTTTCTGGGCCTTGGTGGGTTTTTTGGCGGCCATAACGTCCCAGGTGGGTTACCACACACGATAGTTGGTCTTGCCGAGGGATTCTGGTTTGGCGAGGTTGAAAGTTTGGAGGCAGAGGTAGCCGAGGGCGTCGAAAGCGTGGTCCACGCCGAGGTTTTTGTTGGGGAGGCCGGTGCCGGGGGCGTAGGTCAGGGTGCGGAGGGATTTTATGAGTTCCTTGCAGCGGGGGTGGATGAAGAGGCGGCGGGTTCCAGTGGCGTCGAGGAGGGCGGTGTTGACGCAGGTGATTTTGTCGCGGATTTTCCAGGGGGAGCGGGGGCTGGAGACGGTGAAGCCGGACTTGCGGAGGATGTTGTGGTCGGTGGCGCCGACGCCGGAGGTTTTGCGGGCGCCGCCGGTGGGGTCGGGGCAGGCGATGATGCGGCGTTCCACGCCGAAGCGGGACTGGATTTCTTCGCAGAGGTCCCAGGTGGTGGCGCCGCCGGTCATGATGACCTCGTCGAAGATCCAGAGGACGTCGCCTTTTTTGACGCCGCAGACGGCGGACATGGGGTCGATGTTGAAGTCGACGCCCAGGAGGAGGGGGAGGACTGGGAGGTCTTGGACCAGCTTGTCGATGTTGTCGTCGGCGAAGCTGATGGCGACGAGGCCGGAGAGGTTCTCGAAGCTGGCCTCGAATTCTTGGCGGAAGGTGCGGGCGTCGAGTTGGGCGCGGGCGGCCTCGATTTCCTCTGGGGGGACGTTGTCGCCTTCGATGGTGGTGAATTGCCAGCGGCTCCAGTCCGGGTCGTCGTTTTCGCAGTAACACCAGAGGTCGTAGAACCAGCTGGCGGTGCCGTCGGGGGTGGAGATGAAGAGGGCCCAGCCCTGTTTGTCGGCGAGGGCGGGGCGGATGACCTCGAACCAGACCTCGGCGTCCATGAAGGCGGCTTCGTCGAGGACGACTCCAGCGAGGCTTCGGCCGCGTAGGGCCATGGCGTTTTCGGTGCCTTTTAGCTCAATCGTGCTGCCGTTCACCAGCTCGATCTTGAGGTCCGTCTCGTTTTTGCTCTTGATCCAGGCCTTGGGGACCAGCTTTTTCATCACTTTCCAGGCGATGTCCTTCGCCATCCGGTATGTAGGGGCCGCGTAGAAGAATGTTTCGCCCGGTCGCTCGATCGCCCCACGCAGCAATTCGATACATGAGAGGTAGCTTTTTCCGAAGCGGCGGCCTGCTACCAATACTCTGAAGCGTTTGCGGCTGGAAAATACCTCGCCCTGGGCGTATCTCAGGGTTAGCGCACCAGCAGAATCGGGCATTTGTATTTTTGGGGGTACCTTCTAGGGTAGTACAGAGAATCGAACCCCTGCCCCATTGGGGCGTGTGTAACAGTAGGAAGAATTGAGAATGTGTCAGTAGGTTCCCTATGCGCTGCCACGCGCCGCCCATCGCCGGACCCTACCCCCGGCCGGGGGAGGCGGTGGGCCGGTGGGCCGCTTCCGCCTCGGGGGTCGGTGGGGATCAGGCAGTGGCAGCCATGCGGCGGCGAACTGTAGCGCGGCTGCAGCCGAGCTGAGCGGCGATGGCGCGCTGGCTCAGGCCCTGAGCGTAGAGAGCCAGCACGGTTTCAGTGGTGACGGTCTGCGTGGTGACCGAGGCACCGGTCTCGGCGATCACGGCAGCCAGTGGTTCAGTTGTACTAGTCTCGGCAGTGCGTGGGCGGGTCGGCCAATTGCGAGCCAGTAGGTCGTTTGTACTATGCACCCAGCGGCCTAGCAGGCGGCCTAGGTGGTACGTGTGAACCACTAGCGTTAGCACGAAAGCGACGTAGGGAGCGATGGTACGGGCATACTGCTCCAAGCGAGCAGAAACTTGAGCGGTTGTGGGGTAGTGCACTTGTTCTCCTTGGTGTAGGTGGATTGTGGGTGAAGGGTCCGTTGCTCCCTCACCCATACAGTATAACACTACAGGCAGGCAGAACACCGATACTGTAACATATTGTAATACAGTTCAGATGTACTAGCCTTCAGCGATCCATGTAGAGAGCGCTGCATCCCACGCCAGCGAAGAACACAGCTAGGGGTGGCAGTGTGGTCACACAAGCGAGAGTGAGGAAGGTTGCTGCAGTGAGCTTAAGCATGGGGTGGTGTCCCGTGGTACCCTCACACAGTAGCGAAGCCGGGGACCGTAGCAAGGTTGCGACGCTCCAGCGTTCACACTTTGTAACACTCGCAGTGGGCTCAGGCTTGCCGCTTGTCTTCGACCGTGATATTGAGCGTCGGGGCTGCCGCGGCCGCGGCTTCCGGCGCAACCTCGCCAACGACCGCGCCAAGGTCGCGCATCAGCAGCTGAGCCGAGCCGATCTGGCCCTTTCGGATCGCTGCGTCAATCGCTCTCATGCGCATAGCCTGCAAACGTGAAACTATACTCTCGCGATCTTTACTCCAATCTTCCTCGTTCCATTGCTTAACGGCGTCCCAATCACGCCAAGCTGTAACTTCGCCGATGCTTTCACGGTCAGCATGATCTAGCACCAGTTGGCGAACAGGTAAGCCCGTCAACTGCCGCTTGTACAGCCGCTTCCGGCGCTCTTCAATCACGGCGTCAGGGTTACGTTTCCCGTAGGGTCGCGGCTTGTTTGTTACAGCTTCCGGCTGATCT